TTGGAACGTAGTTTCGCAAAACAACGTCACGATTAGTTAATTTTACAAATGAGCCAGATCACCGACGCATTTGATTCGCTGGTGACGGCCATTAACGCCGCACGCGGCTCATCGCCAACGCTGGCCATCGGCGCAATTACGGCAACGGATATTCTTGTCGGCTCAAATCCAGTTGATCCGACCATATTCGACGGCGCATTAGCAGACCCAGACGGGCCGCAAATAACATCCAAGATTTCAACATGGGGCGCGTCTATTCCGGCGCGTGGAGATTCTGCAGTTCTTGCAAATACGCAAGGCGCAGATGGCACTTATGACGTAATGAAAACGCCGTCAGTGGTTGACGGAATGATTACCATTCAACTCGGAAAAATGGCAGGCTTATGAGCAACTTTGCTGAATACGATATTGAGCGCATGGTGATAACCATTCTCGCCGCGCAGACAGATTTACCAGCGGCATTGCACCGCGACGTTGACGATGGTGCTGACAAGGATCGCATCATTGTCAGTTGCGACCCGCGTGAGGTTGAGCTTGGCAACCGCGACGAAGGGCAAGCTCCGTCACGATGGGGCGCAGATTTGACCGTCGAAATGCGTCTCGCCAGTATTACCGACATGACGAAGTTGCAGCTATGGAGCACGGCGATTGACGCTGCTTTTGCTGGCTCAGTTCCCGCCGCTACCACTACGCTTTTCAACACGCTTTACGGCGCGACAAATGGCTATTTCCAAATCCGCGCAGCAGACGGCGGAAGTCGCCAGGGGCCGGGATCGCAAGTGCGCGAATGGTCACGAACATTTCGCGTAGTTACGAGTTGACAAATTGCTAGTGAGTTGCAATAAGCAACGTAGAAACCAATTCCAACCAATCCGCATGAAACTCTTAACTCTTTTACTTACCATGACTATCATCGGAACATCAGGCCCAACGCACGGCATCCCATCGGATGAAACGGGCATCCTTATCAAATCTCTCGGACTCAGCTTTGAGCCGGAGTTTATTGACCCGCTCACTGACAAATCAGGCGAGCGCATCAATGAAGCTCGCGGTGCTATTTGCAACAAAATCAGCATCACGGGAGAAATCAACTCTGCCACTGGCATCATTGACGCAACTTTCTACGCCGCTGTTACCCTCACAAATACGCTTGGCGTCACGGGCGCAACCGCAAACGGCATTGCGCCGATGGCGGCGGGCGGCGTGTATATGAACAGCGCCAAGGTGGATCAATCCGCTACGGGCTGGAAAACTTTCTCGGCAGAATACCAGCAATACGCTGGCATCGCCTAAACCAAAAACAAAGGCCGTGCGTGGCGGCATCAATAATACCACGCTCCTACCAATCAAACCAATGGATCAGTTTTTCTCTACGCCCTCGACACCGCTCGCAATTACGCTTGAGCTTCTAGGCGTCCCGTGGGTGAATCCGCAATTCCCGTGTGCGATGACTTACACTGACAAGTTTCTCGCGGAACACAAGCGGCATCTTGTCAGCCGTGGCAAATGGGAGCAGGAGACCCCATTTACCCCGCAGGACGCGCAACGCCTTGATCTGGTAGATCAATGCACCTACTTTTTCCAGAAAACCCCGTTGCTTTCCGTGGTATTGAAAGGATGGGAAAAAGGTTGTCAGGCCATCAAAGACACCGAGTTTCGCATGGAGATTGACACGATCCAAGAAGAAGAGGCGGCGACATTGCTCGCAATCGCCCTTGGCCCGAACGGAAAGCGAAAACGGATGCTCGACATGATGAAAAACGCCGTCGCTCGCTTGGCCGTTCAGAAAGAGAACGGCGATTGGGTGTTTTTGGGCGCATACTCAACCGAAGAAACCATCGGTCATCTTCTATAAAAACCAACCCAATAAAACCAATGGAATCACTGACAGACGACAACGCACCATCCACGCCAGCCCAAGCCTCGCAAGACATGGGGCGCGTGTTCACATTCGCGGGCATCACGCTCAAGCCTTTTTCGTTTAATCGCCGCGTCACATTCTTTCGCGTGCGGACGGACGACATCAGCGTTATCGAGTCGGCAATCTTGAAGTTGTTCATTTGCACTCAGTCACCCGCGCTGTGCGACTCCGCCCGTGGCGAGGCCGCAAGTGCGTTTCGCGTCAAGGCTATGGAGTGGGCGGAAAAGCTCGGCATTGACAGCGCAGCGCGCACGAAAGAGGCAATGGAGACATCGGACGCGATTGACAAAGACCTTGCCGACGCATTGAGCGTAGAACCAGACACAAAGGGCGGATCGGGAAACGGATTGGGGTAGGTGCTGCGGCCAGCTACGTTGCCGTGATTTCAGCGGTAACGCTAGGCAGCATGACCCCGCATGAAATACTCTGGAATATGTCGCAAGCGGACGGAGAACGCATGGAGTCCATGTGGTATATCTTTACCGCAAACGAGACAGGAAAGAACCAGCTACGCCACACGCGCAAAGCAAAGCCCGTGAATGTGTCTGAGTTCATGGCCAAACGCCCATAGTTACCACTCGCAAACATTTTCATTGACGGAATCGGTCAATCTGTGCATCTTCGTGGAAATCAATCCAACCAATGCGCCAAGAAATACCAGAATACGACTTCCGATTATCCTACACAGCGGACGTGTGGAATGTAGGAGACAGAATCGCGTCACCCGTGAATGACGACAGCGGAAACCAATTTCGATTCCAAGGAGCTGCCGAGGTGGTGATGACCACTTACTCATGCGAGGCCGGAAAAGAACCAAGTCGGTTTTTTTATGTCCGCGTTTATCCATTTATTGAACCGCTTAAAAATGTCACAACGGAGCGGATTGCAGAGCACAAGGGCGCGCCATGTTTGATGAGCGAACTGCCATCGGGAGTTTCCGCAAGCGATGCGCCAATGAATGAGACAAGGGCGCGGGCAATCATGGCCGACATGATGCGCGAAAGTGACGGCGCATTAAAAAGCGTGCGATACATTGACTGGAATCCCGGCGACACTTCGATCACGATGGATGATGCTTTTGAAATCGAAGAACTTGAGGCAATTCTATGGTGGGTGAAAAACTACAAGCAGTGCATCAAATGAACATCCAACTTCTCACAGACGCACAAGACCCCGAACCGCTTTTCCAGTCCCCGCTATGGTGCGCGGAAGTGAAGCAAGATGGCGACTGGCGCAGAGTCATAAAGAGCGCCAACGAAGTGTATGGGATCACGAGAGAGGGCAACCGCGTAGCACTGGGCGGCGAAACGGTTGCTCTCGCCATGCTTTCGCCTTTCGATTTCGTTCTCGACGGGGAGCAGATGAGTGGGGGCCGCTTCGTGGCGTTCGACATCTTCGGGCTTATGGGATCGCCCGTGCTTTCCGACAACTCAGCGCGCCGCGATATTTTGTGCGACGTATGGAAAGGCGAAGTTGTCGAGCGCGTCATTGGCGAGGAAGCAAAGCGCGAACTGTGCGAGCGCGTGAAGGCAAGCGGCGGCGAGGGCATCGTGTTTAAGCGTGTGGATGCGCCCTACATGGAATGCCGCACGCCCTATTGCCAACGCTGGAAAAACTACGAGACGGACGTGTTTGAAGTCTCCGCCGTGAACATCGCCAAGTGCTCAATCGAAGTCTCGCGTCACGGCGTATGCTTTGGCGGCGTGCCTGTTCAATCGCTCGCACGCTTGCCGAAAGTTGGCGACAAGATTCTGGTGAAATACGAGCGCGTGACGGAGAAGGGGCGATTGCTCAGGGCGGTGCTTGCAAAGTAATTTAGAGAAAACACAAACCAATCCAATCAATGAAAACCACAAGAACATATCGCTGCATCAAATGCAGGAAGGCGACTCGATTATCAGACTCCGATGCGCTTGGTAAAATAATAAGATGCGCCTTTTGCGCGCATGAGATATTGGACGCCAGAACTTTTCCAATTCACAAAAAAACCACAGACGAAACCAACATTCACAGACTATGAGAAAAGGATGGCTGTCAGATTACGAACGGATGCGACCACTTGACGGATTGCCGCCAATGGCGCGAGGTAGTATTGACACTTGCGTTCCATCGGATGAAGAAAAGCGACGGAAGGCGGCAGACGATTACAGGGAGTCAAAGAAAATTATTGCCTATAGAGTTCAGAAAATGAGGGATGAAAGAGAGAAGGAATCGAGGGCGAGACTAGAGGCTAAACAAATGGCTGAGTTTAGAGCAGCAATGGCCGAGCATCAGAAACAGATCAACAATGCTGAAGTTTTCGTATGGGATGGAAAATGACTTGAAATCGTAGGTGCTTGCAATATAACCCCCGCCCGCGCATAGTCGTGGCGTGCAAATCAAATACGATTTCAGCGGGCTAAACAAGGCTCTGGCGCAAAAGATACAGATTCCCGGCAACGTCCTTGCAAACGTGGTTCAAGACGCGGCTATGAAGGTGTTGATCGGAAGCGGAACGGGAGAAGGGGTAGTTGGGCTGACGCGCAAGGCTACCGTCGCTAGAATCAAAGCGGATTTAAGCAGGCCAGTTGTCGGCAGGACAAATGCAGTGCGCCTCAAGAGCGGTAAGACACGCGCAGGAAGGCCGCAGACAAAGCCGTTGCTCTTTTGGCTCGCGCTCCAAGTAATGAAACGCACCGGGGCTGGAAACATCCCTGAGATTGTGCGGCAAACGATGGCCGCGATCCTCAAGATGCGAATCAAATCCCGCGCATACATAGCTGCCGGGTGGCTCTGGTGTGCCCGCGACCTTCACGAAAAGTCTCCATACCTGCAAAAGAAACACAGGCTGACACGGCTAAAGGCGCGCAATATGCCGATGGTTGACAAGGCATCCAATGGCACCGCCGCGCAATCTTTCAGCGTCACCTACAATGGAAAAGACCAGTGCAGCGTCACGCTCTACAATACCTCGCGTGGCGGCGATACTGTGGGCATGGAGTTTGTTCAACAGGCGATTGATAACGCGACCGCAGACGTTCAGGTGTATCTTGACAAGAAAGTGGCGATGGATGTTTTGAAGCAAATCACGAAGAGCGGCAATTTTTCCTATTCCTCGTCTTGACGCAATACAGTTGCGATAGTAGAACCCTTACAAACAATGTCAGAAGCCGCTGGAAAAATCTCAATATCAGTCACGGGTGACGCTTCTGAGCTTATCGCGGCAATGGGCCGCGTTAAAAAGACATCCGAGGAAATAGCGAAGCAACAGGAGCTTGCCAACGCCCGCGATCAAGTGGCGATGGGTAAAAAGATTCAGCTTATGGCCGCGATTGCGTCGGGCGATAAGCAGCGCGAGCAGCATTTGAAGGCAATGGCATCGCTGGAAAAGAATGTGCAAGCCGGGCTGAACGCTGGCATGAAGCCTTCCGAGGCATTGCAGCAGGCGCGCACGATGCTTCGTCTTGAGCAAAGCATTTCCCAAGAAAAGCAGAAGCAAGTAGCGGTTGGCGGCGGGCCGGGCGGCGCGGCATACGCAGGCGCTCGTCGTGGCTCCGCTTTCGCTGGCGGTCAAAACGCAGCCTATCGCGTCGGGATGCTCTCGCAGCAGGCACAAGACGTGGCCGTGTCGCTGCAAATGGGCATGAGCGCGAGTCGCGTGATTGCGCAGCAGGGATCGCAGATTGCGTCTATCTTTGGCGAGAAAGGAATGATTATCGGCGGCGTCATTGCGATTGGTGCCGCCATGTGGGAGTTTGCCAGCAACACGGCGGCAGCCGAGAAAAAGGCCACCGAGCTTGCGGAACGATTAAAGCGCATTGAGGGAATACAAGATGGCATCCGAAAAAATGAAATCAGCGTAGCGGTTTCTCGCGCCACAATGGAAAAAGGCGGATTCTACGGCGAACTAGAGTCAAAAAATTTAGAGTATCAGGATAAACAAAGGATTCTTCGCCGAGAGATGGCCAAGGAAAACGAGAAAAAGGCAAAAGCGATGGGCGATGCCAAAGAGGAAACTCCATTTATGGACTTGGCCCGCGATCTCTTTACGGTTTCGGGACAGGATGCCTATCGCAAAAACAGAATTGCGGCCATTAGCGAAGAGGCGCAGGCAAATAATAAGGCTACAAGGGATCAGCTTGAATCAAACACAAAGATAGCCGAGCAAGATGCGGCTGAGTTTTTTGCAAAAAAAACAAGGGCATCCCAACAAGAAGTGAGGGAAAAGAAGCTGGCTTCCATAATCAGCGACGCAAGGGCCAAGGAGCAGACTGACGCGGATAGGTATTACACCGAAGACTTGGAGCGGGAGCAAGAGTTTTACAATGAGCGCAACAAAATCCGTGATTCTGATTTTTCAGATGCGCAAAAGAACGCTCAGTATGCCGCCCTTGCCGATGCCCGCGCAGCGAAAGACGATGAAGTTGCGGCTTCGCGCCAAAGAAAACGCGAAGAAGAAGCCGCTGCGGTTTATCTCAAAGACGCGGAAAAACAGGTGAAGTTGACGGAAGAAAAAGCGAAGAGCGAAAAGGAGGCGTCGCAATTCCGAGATACTGGCGTGCAGAAATATCAGCGCACGCAAAAGGAAATCAGCGATCTGGAAAAAGACTACAACCTGAGCGAACTTGAAAGAACAGCAAAGCTGTCTGCGAAAAAGCTGGAATTGCTCAAACAAGAAGAGGGTGCAATAAAGGAAATAGAGGCGATGCGCAACGAAGGTGTGGAGTTTGCCAAGGCCGGACTTGCGGGCACCGAGGCGCAGAACAAGCGCAAGGTTATCGAAATGGAGATGGATTTACTGAACAAGAAAAAGGCGTTTTCGCCGATTGAGGCGCAGCAAATCGCCAATAAGCTCGAATTGCTCCGCAGGGAGCAGGTGAACGAGAATTTTAACATGGGCGCAATGGGCGCGGGCGGCATGGGCGCGTTTAATCGCAACCGCAAGGCGCAGGAGCGGGCGCAAGACATGGCAGAAAGGCGCGCCCTCGAAAACATAGGGCTGATAGGAATCCAAAAAGGAGTTGGCGGCGAGATTATCGCCGGAACCGATCCTGTAACTGGAAGGAAATTAACCAAAGACGAGCTTGCAAAGCGCAAGGCAGACATGGCCGCAGAAAAGATGCGTAGAGACATGGAGCGAAAAGCGGCAGCCGGAGATAAAGAGGCTCAGGAACGATTGAAGCGCGTGCGATGGGGCAACGAGGGCGGCAATGACGGGAAGATCGCCGCTGGATTTTCCGAAGATCAAATTAAGTTTCTGTCCACAAGCATTGCCGACGCAGTGAAAGAACTCATCGCAAAATGATCTACCTCAATTCCAAAGGCGAAACATTCGAGGAACAACCGGGCGCGCAGCTTACGATTGACGCATGGGGCATGGACTCCATCACGCGCAAATACATGGGAAAGGTGGCGAACATTCCCGATTTCATCGCCACGCTTCGCAAGAATCGCAACAAGCCGGATGCGGAATACAATGCGCTGACGCTCACGAATTACACCATCAGCAAAGGGCGTGCATGGGCGGAGGTTGACGTGACCTACAAAGGCACGTTTGACGGTAAGTTGCCAGCGCCGATATTCACGGGCGGCGGAATGACCACGCAAAGCGTTCAACTGGATTACAAAAACACCGTTGTCGAACAGCTTTCGGCGGCACTTGGCGTCACATACACGAAGCCGACGACCACGTTGACATACAAAGCGCCAAGCATCGGCATCAAATATGTGCTTCGCAATCGTCCCGCAACAGCTACATATCCGCAGGAACTTAACGGCATCACACCAACGCTGCAAATTGTCAACCAGACGGGCGCGCGGGGCGGCATTGCAATCGTGCCATTGTCGCAACCGCGCATCAGCAACGTGCCTGTCTATTATGGCGTTGACCCCGACACGGGCGGGATTGTTCCCGCGCCATTTCCCGCGCAGGAATACTTGTTCAACGGGATTGCGAACATTGTCAACGAAGGGCCGACTTGGACGCAAGAAGGGCAATACTATTTGTGCGAGGAAAAGAATCAGGTTGTCATCATGCCTTTCGACTTCGCCTCACTCCTTTGGAATATCAATCTAAACCAATCGCAAACGTAAGATGCCACGCATAGACGCCGACGCAAAGAACATCCCGCATTTTGAGGGCGGAAACGTGCGACAACGCGACCACTTGAACAAGGTAGTGGACGCACTTAATCATGCGAACAACATGATTGAGCAGCTAGAGGTTGGGCAAAACGCTCAAAACCCGCTGCAAATGATTGTCGGCAATGCGCGAGGGGATAGGCTTTCCCTTGTCGAGGTTGCGAACGCCAATCACATTGCCGACTTTGGCGCATTTCACCCCACAAAGCTGACACCTTGGCAACCCATCATCAAAGGCGCGGACACGAACGCGGACGGGCGCGCAAAGCGGCTTTACGTGGATTTCAACCCGCTTTCTACGCTTTGGGGGGAAGCGAGCAGCGGATGGGATAACAGCGGCCAGAATTGGGATAAGCAAGTCGCAATTACTGGCTTTGAAGTGCCGACGCATGAACCCGTTTCAGTCACACGCGGGACGGATGTCATCTGGCTTGAGGTTGTCGTCGGCGCGTATCTTTCGCTCACAAGCGCAACACTGAGAAGCGGGCCGAGGTGGGCGACTTGGCCGAAAAGCTACGCAAAGACAGGCGGCGGCAGCGGCGAAACGTATTTGAGCGGGGCGACGATTTATCAGCTACTTGTGAGCTTCCGGCCAGCCCGCACAGAAACGCAGGGCGAAAAGGTGGATGTCGTATTCGAGGACGGCATCAAATACGCCATGATTCAGCACACTTGTAACGATCTACTCGTCGGCATCCTCCGCCAAAACTACGGCTCCGGCGCAATCGGAGACTTCGCCGCGCTGTTGCCTTGGTTCAAGACATACAAGAACTCTTGACAATGACCGCTAACGCAAGCTACTAACAATAAAGATGCAAGCTCCCGTGTGGCAAATTGACCTTTCTGACGAAACCTGCAAAGGGCTTCTAGCCTCCGCAGACACGGAATCACTTGCGCAAACTCCGGCCTTTGTTCGCAGGGATGGACGCGGGCGTAGCCTTCGCTTTCTGACGCCAGCCGGAGTCGGCTTTGATGACGCCGGAATTGACAACGCATCGCTTGTGGAGGTTGCCATCGGAACGCCAGATAGCCCGCCAACTAGCGGAGCATTCACGCTGACATTTGGCGCGAATACAACTTCTTCACTCGCCTACAATATCACGGGCGCAAATCTGCAAACGGCACTCAATGCCCTCGCCTCTATCACCGCGGCGGGCGGAGTCACCGTTACGCAAGACAGCGGGCTTTACATTGTCGCTTTCAACAGCGTCGGCGCGCAATCGCTTATCACTTTCAACAAAGGCACGCTCGCGCCCGCAGTGCTATCTACAAACAACGTCCTAGAAGTCCAAACAGGCGATGCGACCACGCGGGAAATCCAGATTGTCATTCTGAAAAAAGGATACCTCGCCTATTCCAGCGACTTTGCGCCGGATTCCAGCGGGAGCATTGCGGCGAGCGATATTCAGACGGGAACGACCAGCCTCCCGCAGATTACGCGCATTTCCATCACGGGCAATGTGAAGGGCGGAAGCTGGCTGCTAAACACGGCGCAAGCTCAGGTCGTTAAGGTCTATTGCCCTGCCGGGCCAACGGGATTTGTGGCAGGCGGCTACATCATTCTTTCCGATGCCACGGGCACGGTTGGCATCTGGATTGACGGCGGAGGCAGCACGATGCCAACAGCAGTAGCAGCTTGCGACAGAAGCATTGCCGTTACTGGCATTTTGACGGGCGACACGGCAGCGCAGGTTGCAACCAAGTGGGCCGCAATCGTGGATGCAGACGCGCAATTTGCAGCCACAGCAAGCACAAGCATCGTCACCGTCACGCAGTCATTCAACGGCTCGCGGCAAATACCGACAACTAGCGGCGCGTATGGAGTTGCGGAAACCACGGCCGGCTACTCGATTGCTGCCAGCTTCCCCTACGATGCCACGGCTCAGACTATTTCCGCGCAGCTTGGCAATCTCTACTTTGTCAACAAGGTATCGGATACCGTTTGGGAATTGACTGGGCGCAACGTAGGCGCGCAAGCCGCGCTCACACTGACAAGCAATCTGACTTGGCAACTGACTTGGACGGGCACGCTTTCGACTTCTACATGGGCAATGTATGTGGAGTTTGCGACGGCTGGAACGGATGAAATCACGCGCACGTTCGAGGTTCAGATCACGCAACCAGCAGAAGAACCCGTAAAGGCGCTTTCAATTCCATGCACGATCCGGCGCGACGTGATTGACGTGAGCGACATAGCGAGTTCATCGCCTCAATCGTTTGGACTCTACAACTCCACGATCACCGCATACACGGGCGGAACCAGCAACTGCATGGACGCGCTCCCGTCACTGAATCGCACGGTTGGTTCCGCCGTTCAATGGTCGCATCCTTCGCTTGGATTTCAGGTCTATATAGTTGAGTCATCTACTGACGCAACAAGTTCTCCCGCAAAAATTCGCCCTCCAGATTACAACGGCGCAACCAACCCAAAGGTATATTTCAAAACCAATTAAGCGATGCCAACAATTCCCACATCAGCCGTAAAGGTCAATGCAGCAACTGGCGTCTTAGTTGACCCGATTGCCGCCACATTCGCCGCCGCCAATGGATTTCTAACCGGCGGAACATCCGACGCAAAAGACAGCGTGCGGCTTGCGACAACCGGCGCAATTACGCTGGCAAGTAGAACATCATCTATATTAACGACTGCCGCATCCACGCTGACACTGGATGGTTCTGCGGTAGTGAATGGAGATGCCGTGCTTGTCAAAAATGCGCCAACGGGCGGCGGCGGCTCGGCGGCGGATTGCGGTATCTTCACCGTGTCAGGAGTCGGCACGACTGTTGTATTGACCCGCAGAAGTGACTTTGACGCATGGACTGAAATAGTGGGCGCTTTTGTTTCAGTGGAAGCTGGCGCGGTGAACGCGGGCACGCAATGGCTGTGCAACGTAGTCGCGGGCGGCACCATTGGCACCACGGCGATTACCTTTGTCGTTCCAAAGAACTTCGTGGATTTGACCACGAATCAAACAGTAGGGGGCAACAAGGCTTTCAGCGCGAGTAGCACGATGGGCGGCGTAACCTTCTCAAAAGACGGAGTTCTTACCGCCGTAAATGCTCAACTCGTATTTCCAGAGGATGATTCAGTTCTTGCTATCTTCTCCGCCGCAGGAGAGCTATCGCTTAGAACAACCGCAGTTACAGATGTCACACTTCCCGTCTCCGGCACGCTGCTTTCCACCGCTGCAATCGGCGTTTCCGTGCAAGCCTACGATGCAGACCTGACAACGTGGGCAGGCATCACGCCGGGCGCGAATGTAGGAACGTTTTTGGCAACTCCATCCGGCGCAAACCTCGCCTCTGCGCTCACATCGGCGCTGACCGTAGCCAAGGGCGGCACGGGGCTGACAGCAGGCACCAGCGGCGGTATCCTCGCTTTCACGGCAACTGGCACCATCGCCTCATCTGCGCTACTCGCGGCGAACGCGCTCATGATCGGCGGCGGGGCTGGCGTTGCTCCTTCGACGATCACTACGGGCGCGGGCGTGCTTGTGGCGAACATCAACCGCCCCATCTTCGCCACGACTGCCACAGCAGCGGGCACGACTACGCTCACGGTCACAAGTGCGAGCACTCAGGAAGCCACAGGAAGCACGACACAGACTTACAAGATGCCAGTCGTCACCACGTTGGTCGATGGATGGGCGACCTTGTTCATCAACAAATCCACTGGCAACGTCACGCTAAACAGCAGCGGCGGCAACGCTATCATCGTTCTCGCAGGCGGGCAGTCGGCGACGCTGGTTTGCAAGAGCATTTCCGCAGACACCACGGCTGCAGCGTGGGATGTGGTGGGGAGGTCGCAGCCGCTAATGCTGTTTGCAAATAACCAAGCAGTCACACTTCCAGAAAACGCAACCATCACCGATTTCACATGGACAGGAACGGCGGGCAATATGGCCTCTGCGCTTTCCGGTGCGACATTTACCGCGCCTGTTGCCGGAGATTACACTTTTGAGTGCTTGCTGATAGGTGAGCAAAGCAGCGGCGGGGCGGTAGGTGATGGCTTTCTGAAAATCACCTTAACAACTGGCGGAAACACCGTTTTGAAAACAATCGCCCTCAACGCCAAGTGTCCATACGACGGATCCAATTATGTTTATGCCTCAGAGTATCTAGGGGCGACACTGACGCTTGCCGCTGGCGATACTGTAAAGATTCGGGGTTCATATAGTGAGAACGCTAGTGGCTCAGCCCTGCCCTTTCTTGCCGGTGCCTGTCAGTGGAAAATCACGCAAAACCTATGATAACGTCCGAACAATACGCCGAGCAAGCCAAGCGCACCGCGCTCATCAAGTCGCTTAAAGCGGCTTACGCGGGATTCAGCACCGAGGGAGTCGCCTTATTTGGCCTCGTTTTTGACAGCGTGGTTGCGCGCATCCGCGATGGTAATATCCCCGCTGCCAAGCTCATTATCGAGCGCTTTGAAATCCCCACCGAAGTCCCCGGAGTGCCAGTGGACAAAGTATCGCAGTGGCCGGTTCAACAGGCGGAAATCCTCGCACTATTCCCATGATGATCGCCGAAGCTGAATTTTGGGATAAACTACTAAGCGGACAAGTCGGCTTTATTTTGGCGACTGTCCTTTTTGGCGGATTTTTCTGGAAAGTGCTTTTGCCGCGATGGGACAGGCAGTTAGAGGTTCAAGCGCAGCTTGCGGACGGCGTTCGCATTATCGCAATCGAGCTTTACAATCAGGCGCACAAAAGCGGCAAGGAAGTAATGGACGGGCTGGAAAAATTCACTAAGCCTAAGGGCCATGAATAAGGTGTCAAAGCGGATTCTGATTATTGAGGATGACGAGCCGTTTGAAATGTGGATTCGTCAGAGTATTGCTGGCGCGGAGTTCTTTGTTGTGCAGACAATCGAGGACGCGATAAAGCACCTAGAGGCAAACCGATTTGACGTAGTGATTGCCGATATGTCTCTTTTGGGCGAGTGGCCAAAGACGAACATCCGCAGGCTTCGCGTTGTCTGCTCAAGGTGGGGCGCAGTTATGGTGGGAATCACTGGCAGCATTTACGAGATGCCGGAAGGATTTGACGCGACGGCTTACAAGATCAACCTTAACACGACGCACGCGATTGAGACGTTGATTTACAACGCAATCCGCGCTAGAAACACAAAGTCTCTTGCGGAGCAATCCACGGAAGCGGTCACAGCAGTCGCAAGACTATTACAAGCCAAAGCATAAAACCATGAACAACTGGAAAACAACTCTAAGCGGAATCGGAGCCGCGCTAACCTCCGCGCTCACCGCAATCGCCGCCTTGCCTTATCAGCTTGGCGACGTTGCCACGATTATCCCGCCCGCATGGAAGGCGCGTGTGGTAATCGCTGGCATAATCGCTACGGTAATTTTAAAAGCTATCAACGCATCCGTTCAAAAAGACGCCACCAAATGAAACCCAAACATTCCGCCTTTTTCATCGTGCTCGCAATTTTCGCCGTGCTCGCATCGCTCTACCTAACAAGCTGCTCCGCTATTCCGTATCGAGTCTCGCTTAACTACGGCGGTGCTAGTGCCTCGTATGACGGCAAGCGCGTTCTTCTGGACGTGAACGGCGATGAAGTCGCCAACTCCCTTCGCGGATATGCCAAGTGATGAAATTCGCTTGGCGATTCTTTCGCCGGATGAAGCGCGTGATGCGCTCGCTCGCATCGCTGAAAAGGAAATAGGCACGCGAGAAATTGGCGGAAACAATCGCGGGCCAAGGGTGCGCGAGTATCAGTCAGCGACTTGGACAGAGCCGGGCGTTTGGCCGTGGTGCGCTGCTCTAATGTGCTGGATTATCCGCGAATGGTTAAAGTCGCCAAGCGTGCAAGCAATCGTGCATTTCCATCGCCCGAAAACAACGGGCGCGTTCGATTTCATTCGATGGGCAAAGGATGAAGGCTTGCAAGTTCTAGGAGAAAATGAGCCGTGCCGCCGTGGGGATATAGTGGTTTTTGACTTCTCGCATATCGGACTAGTAACAGCGGATAGTGAGCGCGGAGAAATCGAAGTGTGCGAAGGCAACACTAACGGCAAAGGCGAACGCGACTCAGAGAGTGGCGATGGAGTGTGGCGCAAGTATCGCGCCCGCTCACTTGTTAAGGCTTTCATCCGGCTTATTTAAAAGCTCAGGATAATGCTTCCTCGCCCATTGCGTCGCCTCTTCATGGGCAAACTCGACAACCGCCTTAGACGGCAGCGCGCCTAGCGTCATAATGCCGATCCGCTCATCAACTCGATAAGCGATTTCACGGCGGAGTTGTTCGGGAGTTTCTATCATTGCCCATACTCCCTCGATAGCCGTCCTATCTCTGCCATTTCGCCAGTGACTTCGCTGCTTGTGGAGCGGACGAATAGAGACATTGCGATGTGGTTAATGGTGGCGAGCTTCGCTTTCAGCGCATCCCGTTCGGCGGTGACTGCGGCGAGCTTTTTGGCTATATCGTTATGCTGTGCTGAATCAACATAGCCATTGCTAAATGCGGCGATAATTTCGGCAAGCAGTTCGTCGGCATCGTCTGCATAGCCGTCTATCGTTTGCGCTACATCGTCGGGGATGTCGCCAGATGCGCGAAGCGAGAGCTTTTGCAGTCCTTCAATCGCCGCCAGCGTGCTTTTCCAGCCAGCTTCGGCGTTACAGGCACAGGCGGCGATGAAGGCTCCGTTCGCCTCGTCCTGGACCTTGCATGAGCGCGGATACTCGCTCGGCGGAGTGTGATGCGGGCCGACATCGGCAATCTGCCTCCCGTGTGGTTGCTTCACATTGTATCCGTCGCATATCCACTTCCCCTGCGTCCGCTTCTCCGCAAGCGCAAGGAGGTTTTTAAGGTGAGACTCGATGATGGTCAGGTGTTCGTTGTCGTTCATGGTTGTTGTTTGGTAATCTCCAATGCGCGCTTTTCCTCTTCAATCACGAGGGCGGCGAAACGGTCAACGGCGCGCTGGTATTCAGGCGGAAGCGATTCGGCAATCGGGCAGATGGAATCTTGCGCCTCCGCAAGCTCCCGCTCCGCATCAGCAAGCGCACGCCTCGCGGCTTGCAGCTTCGTCGGTTTCGTTGGTTCGATGTTGAATAGTGTGTCTGTTGTCATGGTGTTTTGGTTTGTTTGTTCTCTAAAAGTTTCTCGCACTTCTCGCACTTGTCATTCACAAGCTCGCGCCCGCAATTCTCGCAACAAGCGGCGGCGATTGTCTCGGCAAGGTCGGCGTCAAGTGCGCGGTCGGCGTGGTATTCGTATCGGCGTTGTGGCGTGCTCATGGTTTTTCGTTGATTAGGTTGCAGATTTCTTTGAGTGCTTGGCTAGGAACGCTTCGATTGTAGAAGCCGGATCGGTATCGAGAAGCGCACACGCCTTGCACACTGCGCGATGCTTTTGCAGAAGCGTGTCGCGTTCGGCGGTAAGTGCGGCAATCTCTGCGCGCAGGCTTTCTATGGTTTCGGTGGACGGCATGGATTTGGGTTAATTGGCGAGCGCGACACAAGGGCGCGCATCATGGCTGCAATACGGGATTGCACGGCGGCTTCGCGCTTGTGTGGATTGCGCTCTGGCGGGATGCTGACAAGTGCTGTCAATAGTCTGTTTTTAGTTTCCATTTTTTGTTATGTTTCTAACTCGAACCTAGTAAGCAAACCGTTGAACTTTAGCTTGAGGTCAACGTGACGCGCCCCTTCGCGCTGTTTCCAGATTTCAATTCGCCCCGGCTTCACGTCCTCGCTCTCGGTATCCGCGTGGATTTTGATAAGCGATGAAGCGTCCATTTCGGCGTCTTGCGCCTCCCTTGTTGAACCGTCGCGTGATTGCTGGCTTGGCACGATCACGACGCAATTCATTTCGTTCGCCGTCATTTTTAGTCGTTGCGTAATTTCTGCAATTTGAAGTTGCCTCCGCTCGAATCGTCCTTGGCATCGAATGAGTTGCAGGTAGTCAACGCAAATGAAATCGAAGGGGCGCACGCCATGCTCTGCGCGAATGTCTGCAATAATGGCTTCCAGCGAATAGAGATCGTCCCTCATGTGAATGGGCGCTTTGATCAAATCAGCGCAAGCGTCCATAAGGCTTTTGGCAGCGGCATCGGCGTAGCTCTGCGCTTCGGGATGTTTGGCGTTGTTTAGCAGCGTGCGGACATACTTCGGATTGTTCCCGCTCCGCACAGCGATAGCGCGCTTTAGCGTCTGTTTCTGGCGCATTTCGAGCGGATAGAAAGCTACGCGACTGCCGTTTTCCACCGCCGCCGTGATGAGCATCTGGTTTGCCAATGCCGATTTCCCGCAACTGGTAGGCGCGGAAATGATGAGCAAATCGCCCCGGTAGAGGTCGAGCACGCCGTCCACTCCGATTACGCCCGTCTTGACAATCTCGCCGTCCGCCTCGCCGCTGCCAAGCTCCTTCACGATTTCGAGGATGGTTTCCTTCACCGTTTGGCGTTTAGACTTCTTTACCAATAGGCCAGTGAGTGCGCTGTGCGCCTCATGCGCGAGGTTTTCCGCCGTTTCAGTGTCTGTGTATGCTCTGGCGGCAAAATGAGTGCCAACGCGGATAATCTGACGCATCAGATGCTTTTCCCGCAAAATATCTAGGTAGTATTGCACATTCGCCGCCGTTGGCAAAAACGTTGCAATCTCGGTGATGAATGGCGCGCCCCCTACGCTTTCCAGTTTTCCGGCATCGCGCAGTGCGCCAGTGACCGTGATGAAGTCGAATGGCTTTGAATCTTGCGCGAGTGAAGCCAAAACGCCGTATGTAGTTGCATGGGCTGGAATGTGGAAAAAATCAGCGGAAATTCCTTGTTCGCTGCACATGGCATACACTTCCACGGGTGAAAGCATTAGCGACGACAGAATGGCCTTTTCTGTCTCCGCGCATTGTGGCAAAAGCCTTTGAATGTCAGGAAGGAATGAGTCTAAGGTTTGCATTTGATGTAGTCTTTGCCGGGGTTTGCTGCGCGCCATTTGTCAGGATGCACGCCGTCTGCGAACATTTCCTCGTTTTCGCGGAGCAGCTTGTCCATCGGGGTTTCTTTGATGCCAGTGGATCGAGGCTTTGGCGCGGGCTGATTGTTCTGAGGGTTTGACCTGAGCCATATCAAAACCTGTTGAACAAAAGGCTTCCACTTGTGCCCCCATCCTCGCTCGCATTTCCAGTGATATTTAAGTTCTGCAAATTGATCGGGAATCCCTGCTTTACGAGTCTCTTTCAAAAAGTCCGCGAGAGAGGGCGCGGCTTCGACGATGCTGCTTTGGGATGGTTCTCTCTCAGGAGAATGAAGATCGGAGATCGGAGACGGAGACGGAGACGGAGACGGAGAGTTGCTATTCGGTT